TTGGGCCATCAACCCGTTCTCGTTCCTGCACGGTTTCATTGCGTGGGGTGGCGAACACACTCCGATGCGCGGGCAAGTGCTGGGCGAGCGGCTGGTTCCGATGACTGACCCGCTGCCGGAAGTCGGCGCCAGCCCGGAGCACGCGACGAAGGGCTGGGAGATGCAGGTGGGTTTTTGCCTGAAGTGCGTGTCTGGCGAGGACAAGGACATGGAGGCGAAATTCACGGCTACGTCGCTTGGCGGTCGTCGGGCTGTGCAGGAACTGGCCCTTAAGATCGCTGAGCAGGTGGAGAAGGACTCCAGCAAGCCGGTGCCGGTGCTGACGCTGGGGAAAGACCATTACCAGCACAAAGCCTACGGGCGCGTGTATGTGCCGGTCTTTCACGTCGTGGAGTGGGTCTCGATGACGGGCGAGGACGCGGCTGACGCCGACGCCGAGCCGGAAGTCGAGGCGGCAGAGGACGCCGAGCAGCCGCGCCGTCGTCGTCGCGTCGCAGCCTAACCCACTTGCGGAGGGCGGGGGCTTCGGCCCCCGTTTTTACTTGTGAAGAACACATATCAAATCGAAGTTCGGGCGCAATGCCCCGTCAACCCGACCGACACTGATCTGTATCAGTTTGAGTTGGAAAGTCAGACCATCATTGAAGTAGAGCGCATCCTAGAGTTCTTTGCCAAGGAAGCCGGAAAGACAGAGGTGTTTCAAGAAGAACTGACGCGCCTGTGCGCCGTGACATTGGGCGCGAAGGTGACGTCTGTCGGCTGGCATTCCGGCGTTCAAGTTATCTGCTGTGCCCCATGATTCACTATCACGGAGGGCCGATTACGCCCGACGTCTGCGCTTTGCGGGTCTGGACCGGACGCCATGCTTTTGTGTCGTTCGCGGCGCCGGTCCAGATGAACTTAGCCGCCGAAGTAACGCAGTCGTTTGCGCTGGATAACGGGGCGTTCACGTTCTGGAAGCAGGGGGCAAAGATGGACTGGCCGCAGTACTACCGTTGGGTGGACAGTTGGCGCACGCATCCGGGGTTTGACTTCGCCGTGGTGCCTGACGTCATTGAAGGGACCGAAACCGAGAACGACGCGCTGGCAGAGGAATGGCCGTTCCCGCGTCACCAGGGCGCCGTCGTCTGGCACATCAACGAAAGCATCGGACGCTTGCAGCGGCTCGCTCGTACATGGCCGCGAGTGTGCATCGGGTCTAGCGGCGAGTGGGATGTCAGTTCGCCGCGCCGCTTCTTGGGTCGAGCAGTGCAAGCCATCGGCGCGATCTGCGATGAGCGGGACAGGCCGATATGCAAACTGCACGGGCTGCGCATGTTAAATCCCGCCATCTACTCCAAGTTGCCGCTGAGCAGTGCCGACAGCACCAATGTCGCCCGCAACATCGGCATCGACAGTGCGTGGAAGGGCACTTACCAACCGAAGAGCAAAGAGACGCGGGCGCAAGTGCTGACGGAGCGGATTGAGGCGTTCAACTCTACGGGATGCCTGCAATGACAATCCTCTGGCTTGATTTTGAAACCCGCAGCCGCTGTGACCTCAAGGCGGCGGGCACCGACAAATATGCGCTCGACGCCAGCACTGATGTGCTGTGCATGTCCTACGCGTTCGACGATGAACCTGTTAAGACTTGGACACCGGATTCACCATTTCCGGCGGACGTGTTAAACCACACGGGCCCGATTCGCGCTCACAACGCCGCGTTCGAGCGGCTCATCTTCTGGCACGTGCTGGAGATCCCGTTCCGGCTGGAGCAGTTCTACTGCACCGCCGCGCAGGCCCGCGCTAACTGCGCTCCCGGCTCGCTGGAGGACGTCGGAAGATTCGCCAGCTCTGACATGCGGAAGGACCACCGAGGGGCGCAGTTGATCCGACTGCTGTGCGTCCCGCAGGCGGACGGGACGTTCCGCGAAGACGCGGCGCTGATGCGGGAGATGATTGCGTATTGCGAGCAGGACGTCCGCACTATGCGGGAGATCAGCAAGGCGCTGCGCGATTTGTCAGATGATGAACTGGCCGACTATCACGTCAACGAGCGCATCAACGACCGAGGCGTCCGGGTGGACGTGCCGCTGTGCGCCGCCGCTCAGGTGTACGCCGAGGCGGAGCGGGTGGAGATTGAGGCGCTGGTAAACGATATTACACGGGGTGAGGTTACGTCCGTCCGCTCGCCTCGGATGCGCCAATGGGTGCTGGAGCGCATCGGCCCCGAGGCCCGCAAACTGGCCAAGGTTCAAAAGGGCGAGCAGCAGAAGGACAGCCTCGACAAGTCCGTCCGCGCTAACCTGCTGGTGCTGGCCGAGGAAGATCCCGCCGAGGTGCCGCCTGACGTGGCCGACGTGCTCCAGTGCGCCGATGATCTGTGGGCCAGCAGTGTCGCCAAGTTCGCCCGCCTCCAGGCGCTGGCCGACGTCGAGGGCGCCCGTGTCCGTGGGGCGTTCGTCTTTGCTGGTGGCGCTGCGACGGGCCGGGCAAGCAGCTATGGCGCCCAGGTGCATAACTTCACCCGCAAGGTCGCCGACGATCCCGCTAGCGTCCGCGAGGCGATGGTGCGGCGGCATGAGATCGTGCCGAAGTTCGGCGCCAGGGTGACCGACGTCCTGCGGGGGATGCTCAGGCCCGCGCTAATCCCGGCGCCGGGGCACGTCTTCGTCGGCGCGGACTGGTCGGCCATCGAAGGGCGGGTCCACCCGTGGCTGTCGGACTCGCCTGCTGGTGAGCGCAAATTAGACGTGTTCCGCGAGGGCCTCGAGCCGTACAAGGTCAACGCAGCCGCGACGTTCCACGTCGCTTACGAGAACGTCACGGGCGAGCAGCGGCAGGTCGGCAAGGTGCAGGAGTTGGCGCTGGGGTTCCTCGGTGGTGTCGGCGCTTTTGAGACGTTCGGCAGGGTCTACGGCGTGCGCCTGCCTGCCGCCGAGGCCCGCCGTGCCGTGGACGGCTGGCGGCAGGCGAACCCGTGGGCGCAAGAGCACGGCTGGCGGCTGGACGCCGCCGCCCGCGCCGCTATGCGCTCGCCGGGAAAGGAAGTGACCGCTGCCAGGATAACGTACTACTATGACCGCGAACATCTCTGGTACATCCTGCCCAGCGGTCGCATCCTGCGCTACCCCTACGCTCGCTTCGACGATGATGGTTCGATCAGTTACGCCAAGGCCGCCTGGAAGCCGTCCGCTGATGCGACCGAGTGGCCGAGGGCGCGGCTGTGGGCTGGGTTGCAGTGCGAGAACGTGACGCAGGCAGCGGCTAACGACATCCTGCGCTCGGCGCTGCGGCGGCTGGAGGGGCGTTGGGCCGCGATTCTGCACTGCCATGACGAAATTGTTCTTGAGGTGCCGCGCCGTAAAGCTGAGGCGGCGTTGGAGGATCTGCTGGCGATCATGCGGGAGCCGCCGCCGTGGGCGAGCGGGCTGCCGCTCGACGCTAAGGCGGAGATCATGGACCGTTACTGCTGAGGTCACAAAATGACAACAACCGGAGAGTTCATACGTTGGTTTTCAGGGCTGGCGCCGGAGGGCGAGACGGCGCTGCTGGTACGGCAGAAGCCGCTCACGCCGCTTCAGTATCACGCCGACGGCGCCGTCAAAGCGACGTGGCCCGCCGTCATGCCAGGGCCGGGTGCCAGGGCGATGCGCGAGGGGCAATCGTGGTACGGCAACACCGCGTCCTTCATCCTCGACCGTATGCGCGAGCGGGTGTCTGTAGCGGCGAAGAATTGCGAATACGTCCTTGTGATGATCCTCGATGACGTCAGCACCAAATCGAAAGAGCCGTCGCTGTTGCCGACGTGGGTCATGGAGACGTCGCCGGGAAACTTCCAATGGGGCTATGCGTTCTCGGAACAGCCGCCGAAGAAGGACTTCGCCGCCGCGATAGCTGCTATCGCCGAGGCGGGCTATACCGACCCCGGCGCGGGTAATCCCGTCCGTAACTTCCGCCTGCCAGGGAGCGTTAACCTCAAGCAGGGGCGTGGCGAGTTCGCCGCGCGACTGGTGGAGTTCGAGCCGTCGCGGGAATACACCCTCGATGAGATCTGTTCAGCCCTTGGCGTGACGTATGACCCCGAGGCGGGCGGGAGTGGTCCAGCGCCCGTTTACGTGGTCGATGACGGCGGCGATGACGTAGCGGCGTGGCTGGTCGGGCAGGGGCTGGTGTACTCGCGCCCGAATAGCACGGGCTGGATGGGGGTCGCTTGCCCTAACGCTGAGCAGCACACCGACGGGTCGCCGGAGGGGCGCTACCATCCCGCGTCGCGGTCGTACTGCTGTTTGCACTCGCACTGCCTCCACTTAGACTCGCGGGCGTTTCTCAGATGGGTAGCGGTCAACGGTGGGCCGCAGCGCGAGCCAGGATTGCGCGAGGAACTGGTTGCGACCCGGCTGGCCTCGACCCTGAGTCAACTGCCCGAGCCCCCAGCCGAGTTGACCGAAGCCGCTGCTGCTGTGGTCGCGGAAGTGGAATTGAAAGAGCTTGGGCGCATCGAGAAGGGGCAGTGGTTCGAACGGTTCGCATACGTGCTGGCCGACGATTCCTACTATCACCTAGAGACCCGGCGCGAACTGGACCGCCGTGGTTTCAACGCGCTCTATAGGCACGTCGGCTGCCGGTCGATTCACGATGGAAGGCGCGTGGAAGCGAGCGTTTGCTTCGACGAAAACCGCAGCGCAGCAGGCGGTCGCGTTATCAGCGGCATGACCTACGCTGCCGGCGAATCGGCGCTTGTGGCCAACAGCGATGGCGAGGTATTCGGCAATCGGTGGCGCGATGCCAGGGCGATGGTGGACCGCGAGATCGATGCGGACATCCGCCCGTGGTTGGAACTGTGCGAGCGTCTGGTGCCCGAGGCGTCAGAGCGTGAGCACCTATGGGACATTATGGCGTTCAAGGTCCAGCACCCTGAGGTCAAGGTGAATCACGCCGTCCTGCACGCCGGGACGCAAGGTTGCGGCAAAGACACCCTGTGGGCGCCGTTCCAATGGGCCGTTTGCGGTGGCAGGGACGCGGATGCGTTGAGGAATCACGCGAAGATGGACGCCGCCGAGTTAGAGAGTCAGTGGGGTTATGCGCTTGAGTCCGAAGTGATCGTCCTGAATGAGCTTCACGAATCGGCAGCGTCAGAGCGTAGGGCACTGGCCAACCGACTGAAGCCCATTATCGCGGCCCCACCCATGACATTGACGGTGAATAGGAAACATAAACACCCTTATGAGGTGCTCAACCGGGCGTTCGTGCTCGCGTTCAGTAATTACCACGTTCCGATATCACTGGACTCGCAGGACCGGCGATGGTTCTGTGTCTGGTCTCACGCGCCTCGGATGTCCGACGGCGAGGGGAAGGCGCTATGGCAATGGTTCCGCCGTGGTGGCTTTGCCGGCGTGGCTGCGTGGCTGTGGCGTCGAGACGTGTCGGCGTTCGATGCTGGGGCGACGCCGAGGTGGACCGATTACAAGTATTCCTTGATCGAACATTCGATGAGCCAGACCGAATCGTTCCTCGTGGGGCTAATTCGCGGGCGTCACGGCGAATTCGCCAAGGGGGCGGTCTGTGGGCCGTATGGGGCTTTGTGCGAGCGCGTGCAGGCAATGGCGCCTCCAGGGGCTAAGGTCTATCAGGCTGCGCTGCTACACGCCTTCAGCGAGGCCGGATGGATCGACATGGGGCGTCTGGCATCGTCAGAGTACAGCACGAAGAAGCACGTCTTCGCTGCGCCTGACGTGGTGCGGTCGATGAAGAAGTCGGACATCCGCAGGCTAGTCGAAGACGTGCCGCCAGGAGCGTTGAAAGTGGTGAAGTAAAAAAAGAGGCCGACGCGAGGAGGGGGCGCGTCGGCCTTGAGTGCCCCGGGTCAGGAGGCAGGAGGAGAATCACAAGTCGAGTGTAATCACTGCGATGATAACTAGCAAGATCACGATTAAGGGCATCAGAATATGCACGGTTCGGCTCCCTCCGTGGGGTCGGGTTTCGGTAGCCGTTTCAGGATGGGAACCCAGCGTTTTAGCTTGGCGTCGTAGCGCCAGCGAGGGAATGGCCAGCTTGTGGGTGCGCTCATGGTTCTAGGTCCTTCAGTAGTGCGTCATGCGTGGTCTTGATGACGGGCACCATATCGTCGGGCAGCGCCCGGCGATCGGTCCACCAATCCGCTAGATTGCTGGTAGTGACGCCGAGGGCCTGCGCTGCCGTGCGGGCGCCGAAGGTCTCGATGAGGCGTCTCAGTTGCGCTCTGGTGGCCGGCGGCATGCGCTTAGGTGCATGGGCCGGGGCTGCGGGCGCAGTGGCTTTGACGGGCGCCTTGCGCGGCGCCTTGGGCGCTGGTGGTGGCGGTGCGTCCTCGCGCGGTCGATTGAAACTGACCGGCGCCGGGACGTTACCAGGGCGGTAGTCTAAGCGTGCTGTTCTCATTGGTGCAGTTCCCGTTCGTATCCGTAATCGTTCTCGCGCCACCAGACAAAAGAACCTTGATCGGTATGGGCGATGATGAATAGCGCTCCGGTGGTAGTGTCGCCGTCCCGGCCGATGTAGAAGCTATCGATATCGCCGCTGCGTTGTGCCGCTTTCGCGGCTTCCAGTGCGTCGTGGAACATGGTCAGGCCCCCATGTCATCAAGATAGTCGCGGCATTCGTCGCGGAGATTTTCCGATTCCGCCGTGCCCCAGTCCACACACAAATCAAGGATGCGGCGTAGTTCGGCGATCACTTGGGCGCGAGGACCGTCGTACGCCTCGTGCGCTGATTCACTATTGAGACCGGGCGGGTACGGATCGCGGATTTCCTCAACGATCCTTAGACTGTGCCATCCCATATCGTATAGCTCGCCCATGGCCGATTCGGCCGCGTCGCGGGCTTCGAATTCGCCATTGGGAACGGTCTCCCATTGGCCGTGGTAGCGTTGTTCGATGATGTACATGATTGGACTCCAATAGGTTACCGCGCCCCGAGGGGCGCGGTCAGATGGTCGATTAGGCTTTCGCCCAGGACGGCAGAGGGGCACGGTCGCGAACGTCAGTGTCATCGCGCACAGGCATCAGGACGCCGATGGCGTCATGGTGCAGGCCGCTAATCCACGCCGGTTTCGTGCCGTTGTGGTGGATAGTGGGCGGGATTTTCGCGCCGAGCGCGGAATGGATCTGGCCCCATCGAGCAATCAAGGCAGGGTCGAATTGTTGGATCTCACCCGATGACGTAGCAGGGATAACCTTGCGCCAGTCGGGGAATCGACCGTCTACGGGTGCCGTGGTGGCCGTGGTAGCACCCTCGAGGGTGATCGTCGGCACGTGCTTGACTATGACACCGGGACGGGTCGGGTCTAGCGTGGTCGCCGGGACGTGGACCGAGACCCGAATCGGCAGCGTAGTGCGCCCGACCTTCGCGGGCTTCACGGCGTCCAAGGTCGCACGCGGGATGATGTACTGCCCAGGCGGAATCGCGGATTCGATGTTCTGCTGCGGTACCGGGACGGCCAGCAGCATGTGGCCGTCCGTAGCTACCAGGGTAACGTCAGACTCCCGTACGTCGATGAGTGCGCCAACAAGGTAATACCGGATGTCTTGCTTGGGCATGGCGATGAGAAGGGATTTGATAACTTCGTGGTCGACTGTGAACATAGTTGACTGTCCTCTGGTGGGTTGACGCTGGCGGGATCGCGCAGCCCGAAGCGCCCGGCGGGGGCGCTTGAGGCTAGGCGATCAGACCGCCTTGCGAAAGATGATCCAGAACGCTGCTTCCAGGGACCATCCGCGTTTCTTGAGATAGCGGGCTGCGACTGCCGGTCCCAGGCTGCGGGCTATGGTACGGGCGCGGGTGATTTGAGACTGTTTCATGGTCGTATCCTCTAGGTTAGTTGAAGTGCACGGCACCAGAGCCGTGTACTTGAATGACAACGGAACCGCGCCGGCCGGATGCATGGCCGTTGCAATGACCGCAGTCGATGCACTGAATCCCCTTGTCGCTAGGGCAGATTGCTTCGCCTTGGGCACGGTCCGCAAGGCGTGAAACCCGGAAGTAGCGCCAGCCACGGGCGCGAGCCTGTGCGGCTTCCTGCGGCGTATCTACACTCGCCATGATGTAAGGGCGCAGGGACGGGCGGATGCGCCATTGGTGCGAATAACCCGTCCAGCCGGTGGCATGCTTGGTGACCGCGCGAATGGTGCGGATCGGCAGGGCTGCCGGGTCACCGTATGCACCGAGTCTGATCATGCGGCCTGCGGTCGCATCGCGCAGGGATTGCGCGGTCGCCAAGGGATAGCGGCCGTTGATGTACGTGCGGAAGATGCTGTTCGGTGCTTGGCCTGCGTTGACGTAGCAGCTGCGGCTAGCGCCCGTGCCGTCGCCCCTGTGGATGCAATCACCACAGATGGATGCATCCGCGCCAGCTTTGATCGCGGCCACGGGTGACATGTCGCTACGGATGATCCACAGCTGCGCCATGTCGCCCGTCTTACGGTTCTCGGAATGCGTGGTCAGGATGGCGACGATAGGTGCGCCATCGAGGCGAGACGGGCCCTCGTAGACGATCAGGCCGGTAGGTTGTGTTTGCATGTTGTCGCGCTCCTTGTGAACTGTATTTGAACCCGAATGTACTTTTGACCCTGATCGCGTCGTTTCCGCGACCGTGAGTCCATGCTACACATTGTCTTGCAGTCTGTCAACAATTTGCGTTTTGGGTGGTATGGGTGTCTAGTTTGGTGTCGCGGTGGTGCCGGATG